AGCCGTCGCCGTAGCCGGAGCCGTAGCCGGAGCCGTCGCCGTAGCCGGAGCCGTAGCCGTAGCTCACTGACAGGAATGCCTTGACCTTATCATCAAGCGTCATCTCTTCCACTCCTTTACGCCTCGAAGCGACGCAGATGCCGCATCCGTGCATGGGATAATCTGGATTGCCCCCAGCACGGTCATTTCCGGAATCGTCACGGTAAAACGGCAGTTGCCCGGTGCTTTTGTGCCGTCCTTCGCCAGCTGCTCCACGGCACACGCGCCGTCCCAGCTCCACAACTTACGCACCTCGGTCATGGTAACCTCGGAGCCGTTTCTCTCCTTGATCTTGCCAAAGAAAACGCCTGCGCGGTCGCAGCGAACGATATAGTCCTGATTGTTGTTCATGATAAAATTCCTCCTGATTTTTGTTAAAATTTAAAGCTCTTTCTGAGCTTGATCCCGTTGGCCTCTGCCTCCGCCGTAAAGTAGCGGTGTGCCTCGTTGATGTAGACGATTCTGCCGTGTACGGTTCTCAATTTCTCAAAGCTACCCAGTCCGCTCGCGCCCTCAAAGGCCGCGGGCGTCCAGCTGTATGTGTCTCCGATGTTCATGCTTTCTCCCTAATGTCCCCGCCCCATTGCTCCGCCATAGCTTTTGCGATGCCGGGGAAGGTTTTGCTCCTTACTTTTGCCGTACGCGGGTCATTCCATCGCATAATCTTACCAGTCTCGTCTTTTGCATAGTTTGCGCTTGCCCCCACACTGTATCCACCTAGCAAAATATCTCCTGCATCTACAATGCTTGTCGGTCGCAAAGTGGGTAAGCCTTTCGTCCATAGGCAAGTCTTTTTTCTTGCGTGGTGCCCAAATTCATACGGCTGGATAATACAATCAGGCTTACGATAGTGTGTAGACATATATCCGACCGGATTTTCTACCGCGATTTTACAAACGTTGGCATTTACAAAGGCCAGGAAAAACGCCGCAGCTTCTTCCCGCAACTGCAACCGTCTGACCGCCTTTTCCCCATATCTTTCCGTGTTAAACCAGCGATTCCCGGTAACAGTTAGGTATGTGCACGGCGGGTGCGCGATCAGCAAGTCCCATTTGCCGACGTCATGCGTCTCCCCGTCCATTGTGGTCACTTCCCCCCCATCGATGGCCTTGAGCGCATCGCCCAGAATATGCCACTCAGGGTGCCCGCCGGACGGCTCCTGAATGTCGCAGGAATACGCCTCGTGCCCCAATGCGCGGAACGCTTTGCATACCTCCTGCGATTCCTCGCAGGCAACCAGAACTTTCATCTTCTCCCCTCACATTCCCCGAACAGCTCCCGGAACGGTTTCCCGGTCAAATCCTCCAACGCGAGAAACGCCCTCACAGTCACGTCCACGTCGCCCTTGACGTACCGGCTCACGTTGGTCGCCGAAATCCCGGTCACTTCGGCAAGTGTGGTCTGGTTGTAGTCGGTCTTCTCCAGCGCCGCTTTGAGGACCGGATACGGGCAGCGCTCCCATGGGGTCTTGCTCATAACGAATCGGCTCATGTCATTCCCCTCCTAACAGCGCCGCGATGGACACGTCCAGCGCTTCGGCGAGATAGAGATACGTCGTGACTATACCGTATCGCTCGCCGCGCTCGATGGACGAGATTGTGCTGTCTGCGACGCCTGACTTCTCCGCAAGTTCTGTCTGGTTCATCCCTCTCATCAGACGCAGGGCTTTCACCTTCTCGCCGATGCGTTCCTCGGTCGGAATTCCGCTTTTCCCCTCGTCATCCTCCCGTAAAAAGTCGAGCAGGTTAATGCCGACGGCGCGGCATATCCGTTCGCACAGCGGGATAGTCGGCATGATGCGCGCCATCTCGTAGTTGCACAGCTGACCTTGCTCAATTCCACACATGGCGGCAAAACTCGCTTGGCTCATGCCAGCGGAAGTTCTCAGCCCACGGATCCGCTCCGCAGTGTCTTTTGCATTCATCTTTTTCGCCCCCTTTATTTTCTCAGTTTCTGCCCGCGCCGCGTCTTGAACTGGCGCGCGCCCAAATAATCATCTTTCTCCTGCGCTTCCCGCTGCTCTTCCTTCCGGGCAGCGCGGTGTTTTGCGATATCCGCCGCGTAGTACGGGCAATGGTCTTGACAGCCGGGATACCGCGTCGGCGGCAGGCAATGCAGGCAATGCTCAAAGCTCATCGGTAAACTCCCTTGCGCGTCGCGATTTGGTCAGCGTTACTATCGTGACCGGCGGCTCATTCGTGTATCTTTTCCTCGCCGCAATATTCCATATCGCCGCATCATCCGGATACGCATACCCGTTGAGCGCATCCATGACGGCCTTGACGATGTTGTCGAGGTCTCCGCGCTTTAGGTATGGGGCTAACTCCATTTCTGCTCTGCGCTCTTTTGGCGTCCCCTTCTGGATGGGGAAGTACGCAATAACATCAAGTTCCAGCGCGTCTCCCGCGGCAAACGGCATCACGTTTTCCCTCTCCCACGCCGCGCGTATGGCAGCCTCGTATTCCCGCGTGCTCTTTGGCGTGTAAGTACCATGCCGCGTGACGCGGGGCCTGCCCTTCGGGACGGGCCTGCCGTCAACAAAAAAATGCACGCTTTCTGCCTGCCGCCGTTCCCTGCTCATCGCCTTGCGCACCTGCTTCTGCGCCTGCGGCCCGAGTCTCGCGAGGTCAGCTGATGTCAGCGCCATCGTCGGCCTCCCTGATTCGCACTGGCAGGACCATTTTGACGTCCTCGTGGTTGGTTTTGATCGTAATGGGCCCAATTGGACCACGGAATTCCAGAATAGCAGGCTGCTTGAAGGCGCCGCCGACGCTGGCCTTTGCCGCCTGCAACGCCGAGAGAAGATACTCGGCATTCACGCCGATACGGAATGTCGGCTCATTGGGCAGGGTTTTTTCCCAATCCAGAAACTTTCCAACCGGCTGAACAAAACCGAAGATGCAGCCGAGGCATTCGATCTCAACCACGCTTTCCGTCTTGTCCCGTTCTTTCAGCTCCAAGCGCATGGAATTACCGCGTGGCAGGCGGATACTCGGCTTGATGTAGCAATCGAAATCCTCTTCTACCTCGCAACAGGTCGCGCGCTCCACAAAAAGCCGGAAGCCGTCTGTGGCGATAGCCGTAACCGCCTTGTTCTTCTTGCGAAATTCCAGCCGGATATTCTTGTACATCGGCCGTCTCGCGCTCGCTGATACCGCGCCCTTTACGGCGGCGATGATCGTGTTGAACACGTTGGTGTCCATGATAGCCAGTCTCATTCCTCTTCCTCCTTTGCGCCATTGTGGTCGCACGGGTCGTCCCGCAGGCCAACCGCAATATGCATCACGTTCTTCTCATCGACGCGCTGGTGAATCTCATATTCCCCAAGCAGCGGGTTCACCTTCGGCCTTTCGAGGTGGAGCGCCTTCATGCGTGGGATATCTTCTCCCGTGTCAGGGTCCTTCACTGCCTCACCGTAGGCAAGCGCGATCTGGATGGTCCAAGCATCGAACGCCATGCGCAGCTGGTCCAGCCCCTTCATATCCTCCCGCAGTTTTGCATTCGCTTCCATCAGCTCGCCGACTTTTTTCTGGTATCTTCCGAGCTCGTGCTCAAGCCGTTTTACCTTGTCTCTGTTTCTTTCGCTCATCGGTTCTCCGTCCTTTCGTAGTGCAGCGTCAGCGCCCGGGCGATCGGGCAGCGCCGCCATTCTTCGTTGGCGCAGTAGCGCCGCGTGTATTCGTCCAGTTCTTCTTTCGGCAGTTTGACTTGTGCGCCCTCGCAGTTGAGATAGTCGCGGTAGTCCCGCGAGTAAAACGGGCACTTGAAAATGCCCCCGCGATACCCGCTCACGGCGCACCGCCTGCCAACACCGATTTGACGTGCCTCATGCGCTGATTTGCCTTGTCGCGTCTCATGCTATCGCCCTTGAATACCAGCGGCGTGCACATCTCGAGGATGCGGTCATAGATGCGCTGATAGGTCATGTCTTTCGGCCTGCACAGCTCGTCAAGCGTCAGATTCGTGGTGACGATCAGTGGCTTTTTGGCCTTGTACCGCTCGTCAATGACCGTGTATACCGTTTCCATCGCATACTCACTGCTGCGTTCCGCGCCGAGATCATCGATCACCATCAGCGGGTAATAGTGCACCTGCTCGATGATTTCCTGCTTGTCGTATCCCGCGTTGAGGATTCGCGGAAAGCTCGTAATCATCGCTGGAATTCCGCGATCAATCAGCTCGTTGGCGATGCAAGCCGCCGCGAAGGTCTTGCCGTTACCGGTGTTTCCCCACAGCAGCAACCCATTGTTCTCGCGCCGCATATCGTCCCACGCGTCGGCATAGCGCTTGCATTTGACGATCTCGTCACTCATCGTTGCCGTGTCGAACCGGCACGCCGTCAGGCTCTTGTCGCGGATTCCGTCAGCACGCAGCGTTTCGATTCGCAACCGCTTCTCGCGGTCAGCACGTGCTTTCTTCTCCGCCTCGTACTCTCGCGCCGCGCAAGCGCACTGACAGCCGACAAGGCGGACGTTCCCGCCGATGGGGATGCGGCACTGCTTCGGCGTATTGCAATGGCCGCAGTACAGCAGCCCGTCTTTCTCGTAGTCGACCAGATCACGTACAGGCTCGGCCTTTTTCGCGATGCTGTCGATCAATGCGTCAACGTTCATAGGCTTCCCTCCGTGTTGCCGTAGTCGTAGACAAACGGCTTATTCTGCGGCGCTTTATTACCCCACCGTTCCCACTTCTCCGCATTTCTGCAAGCCGCTTTCCAGTCTTTCATGGGGGTCTTGCCGACCATCCAGCCCTTTGAGGCGTAGAAATCAATAAACCCCTGCGGGTCTACCGGCGAATGGCGTTCAGCCACGTAGGACTGAACCTCTGCGAGTGTGGGGGGTGTGAAGCGCTTCGCGCGCGAAATACTCTCGTCTTTGTCTTTGTCTTTGTCTTTGTCTTTGTCTTTGTCATAGCTTGATTTGCTTGGCAAATTTGGCATTTGCTTGTTTTGCTTGGCAAATTTGGCATTTGCTTGTTTTGCTTCTGCCCCTGTTTTACCTGCGCGGCTTCTTGCTTCGGATAATTCCACCATCGAAGCGGTGTCTCTATCGATTTGCGCCCTCATCATCGGGAATAAGAACCGTTCGTTCCCGCAAAGCTGCGGGGCTTCGCCCGTCCTTGCATACTCTAACAAGGAAGTGAAAAGCCGCCCCCTCTCTGCGTCATCGAGTGGCTCTATCGCGTCTAAATAATCGACAAACACCTTAATATAGGTTATATCCGGCATAAGCTCACTCCTTACAAGGGAATAAGCAAACGTTCAAATCGTGCTGCCAAATAATGCGGCAAATTGTTTCCATTTCAGCCTGAGTAAGCCCGTTAACGGAAATTGAGTCAGTATCAGGATCATTCACATCTAAAAAATTATCGCTATCGAAAATTAAAACGTCATATCTCATCTCTACGCCCCCATCAGAACGGCAGCTCGCCGTCGTCCTCGCTGATCTCTGCAAAGCCGCCTGCGGCGCTCTCTGCGGCGTATTGCGGTGCGGCAGTGTTGTTGTCCTCCGAGCGCCTGTTGTCTGCGAAATACACGTTGTCAGCCTGCACCTCGTAGCTCCTGCGCTTGTTGCCGTTCTTGTCCGTCCAGTCGCGCATCTGCAAGCGCCCCTCGACGCTGATCATGCGGCCCTTGTCGGCGTAGCTGCAAAGCACTTCCGCCGTGCCGCGCCATGCGACAATATCGATCCAGTCCGTCCCCGCGTCCTTGCCGTTGCGATCAACGGCAAGAGGGAACGACACAACGGATACTCCGCTGCTCGTCTTTTTCAGCTCCAAGTCACGCCCGATGCGTCCCATCAGGCACACTCGATTCATGCTCACTGTGCGTCACCGTCGCTTTCGATGACCTCGCCGGTCGTCTCATCCACGGTGAAGTTCTCAGCCTCGATGACCGTGTCATCGCTCACGGAATACATGTCCTCGCTGATCTTCGTTTTGATGGTCTCGTCCTGCGCCACCGCGCGGACAAAGTCACTCTTGAGCGGCGCATACTTGAGTACGCGCTTGAGCACAGTCTTCTTCGCCATCTCCTCGAAGTTCGTCTGCCACGGCCCGTTGCTGTAGGCCTTGGAAAAGCGCTTCGCGTGGTTGCGAACGTCCTCGACGCTCATCACGTCGTAGCCAAATCCTCCGTCTTTCGTGCGGAACATCGCGTAGATGAATTTCGGCTCGCCGCGCTCGCCGCAGGCGGGCTTGTGGTTGAGCTTCGGCTCAAGGCCGAAGGAATACTCAAAATCGTCGTTCTCGTAAACGACCTGCGCCTGAATAATGCTGACCTCACCGCTGCGGTACGCGAGGTCAATAAGCCCCTTGTACCCCAGTTGGAATTGGCATTCCAGTTGACCGTGGTTGCGATACGGAATCAGGTACGCCTGCCCAAGCGGTGTGTTCGGCTCCATGCCGAGCTGCGCCGCCGTCATCATCGCGCCGAGAAAGCTCTGCGGCGTCGTCTGCGCGAGCTGCTTGTTTGCGCTCAGAGCAGAAAGCGTGATGCGCGTGAAGCGCTCCGGCGTGATGACGCTCGGCAGTGCCTTGGCGATCTCACCTTCCATCTGCTTGATGTACTGCTGCATCGTTGGATTGCCTTTCTTTACGGCCTGTGCACCCTGCGCGTTCTGAATCAATCCTTCCTTCATCTTTCTTTGTCCTCCTTCACCGCAAATTTGCGGAAATTTGTCGTTTTGTAGTAAGCGCTCAAGTCCACCTCGGGGTGATCCTTGGCAAACGTCTTTGCGTCAAAGGTCTGCCGCGACTGCCCCTTCCAGTCGACCGTGTATTTCCCACAGTAGCCGCGCTCGTTGTCACCGAGGTCGGTCATCAACTGCTGCTTGATGGCGTCCGCGCCCTTCTCGATGGACTTTTTGCGGCTCATCAGGTATTGATACTGCTCGATGAGGCTTTCGCGCCCGAAGAGCTCTACCTCTCCGCCGCCGCCCTCGTAGATGCTCGTGATCGTCTCCGTCGTGCTCTCCATACCGTCCATCGGCGGCGGGCTGTCGGCCTCGATGTAGTCGCGCCAGAAGTCCTCAGCGCAGCGCTTGATGGCCTCGATCTCTTCCGGGCTGACGTATACACTGCTCTCGCACCATTCCGGCGTGTCATCGTCTTTGACCGTCGTGATCTGGTAGCAGTAAAAGCCCTTGCCAAGCACCAGCGCAGCGAGATACCACCGCTGCCAGCCGGTCACAGCCAGATACGTCACGCACTGTGCGTAGTAGCTTTCGGGGAAGTCCCCGCCCTCGTAGCGCTTGAGATTCAGCGCGCTTGCGGTTTTGCATTCAAGGCCGGAGCTTTCGCCGAGGATCTGCCGGTCGATGTTGGCGTGTAGGTGAGGGCAGTCCTCACGGCGCAGCAGGTAGTTCATGCGGCGCACCGCCTTGCGGCTCACTTCTTCAAAACGGCTTGCCACATACGGCTCAAGGTCTCGCCCGACGCGCATTGCCTCGTTGTCCGGTTCTTCGCCGATCCTGCCGGTCTTTTCCGCCCATACCGTGTAGGGCGAACGGTATTTATTCAGGCCCAGCACCGCGCCCATGTCGCTACCGCCGAGGCTCTTTCGCCGCTCTTCAAGCCATTCTTCGCGGCTCATGCCGCGCGTCGATATTTTCTGCATCTTCATCTTCGTCTCCCCTGTAGTTTTCGAAATAGGCTTCCTCTGCGCCGCAGTCCGGGCAGAAAAGCTCTTTCTCGGTCTGGTATCCCCGCTCCCCGTCCAGATTCACGCGATGCAGGACGATGTCCGGCTCGTCAAAAATGAGGTGGCAGCAGGTGCAGCGATAGATCATTTCTCTCCCTCCAAATACGCCATCGCGCTCTGCACGCCGAAATAGCGCGCCGCCTGATGGTCGTTGAAAAACACGTCGATGTGGTTGCCGTTCACGCCGCCGCCGCAGTCCTCGGCGATATAGCTGTGCTGCGTGCCGTCCGGCCAGATCAGCAGGACGTGTGAGCCGTAAGGGATCACCTTCGGGTCGACCGCGATCGAGCGCCCCTCGGTGGCCAGCGTGCCGGTGGCGGTGTAACCGCTCGCCCACTTGCCGCAGCAGCAGCGCCCGGGGCAATAGGCCGTGAGCGTAAACTCGCCAAGGAACACGTCATCGCACACGGCGCTTTCCATCGCAGGAATGTCCCACGCGGGGTCATATTCCTCCGAGACTACCGAGGATTCCTCGGGGCTTGCTTCGACCGCCTGCGCGCTGGTGGCGAGGATGGAGACCACGATCAAAAGAATCGTCGCGCCAAGACACGCCGCCGCAATCAGCGCCGATTCGTCCGCCTTGCGCTGCTCTCTCGTGCGCTTGTCGTGCCGTCTCATCTTCTGCACCCCCTGTCGATGTAGGGCAGCAGATCATACAGCACCTTGCACACCGCGCACGCGCCGATGACGGCAAGCCCCGTCGTAAAGTCGCAGCCGTTGAGCGCGATCACCGCAGCGGCGATACCGCCGAAAACAAATGAGTTGATCATGTCTCCACCTCATATCCAAGAAATTTTAGGAACGAAAGCCGCGGGATGACCGTGATCGTTCCGATGCGGCTGACCGGAAACCCGAGCTGTTCGGGGTGGTCTTTCGCCGCAATGCTGATCGAATAGGGCTTCCGCCCGAGTACCGGCGCGATATCCGCCGGTGTCAGCACCGGCTTGTCCGATGCAAGCATTTCTTCCACCGTCATTTGCGCGCTCCTTCCTCTCCAAGAAACTTCTGAATGAAATACTGCTGGCCTTTGCCGGTGACTTTCGTGGTCTTGCTCACCGTCACCGTACCGTCAGAATGGGTGATCGCCGTTTCCTTAACGGTGAAAAGCCCCAAGTCCATTGACTTTTGCGTTGGCATATTGAAGTCCGTGCCGTTTCGGCGAATCAGATAGCTGTTTTCGCGCATCCAACGGAACAGTCGGTGCTGCCCGATGTCAACGCCGTTTTGTTTCAGCAGCTTCGCCAGCTCGCCGACGAGGATCGAAGTCTTGCTTGCGCTGACCGCATCGGCAAAAAGCACCTTCGGCGCATCGGCCTCGACCTTGCTTTCAAGCCGCTTGAGCTTGTCCCCTGCGATTTGCAGCGCGCGAGCCATGACTTTCTCCGGGCTGTTCCAGTCCTTTTCAATTTGAAGAAAATACTGGCGGGCCTGCTTGCCCTTTTCATTGCGCTGGATCATGCAAAGCTCTTTCGCCATGTCGATGGTGAGCACTGCGTCTTGCCGAGGCTTTCCAGATAGTCCGTCTGCCCTATTACTCAAAAATGAGTAATAGTCTTCGCCCTCGGTAAAACCGTATTCGCACATACGAGGGAACCAGTCGTTAAACCTTGCCCCGACCTCCAAGAAGTCGTGCAGGTCTCGCGCAGAGACCGCAGGGCGGTCATTGTTGTAAGTGATCTTGATTAGCTCGCTCATCTTTTGCGTTCCTCCTTACTCCTTCGGGATCAGCCGCGTCACCGGCACATTCAGGTGCTTCGCAATGCGCATCACCGTGTAAAGGCTCGGGATTCGCCCTTCCTTCCACGCCGTCACATTGCTTTTGCTCATTCCGAGCGCCACGCATACGGCGCTCGGCGTCGTGTGCTTCTTCTTGCACACTTCTTTCAGCAGTTCGTAAAACAAGTCATTCCCTCCATTCAAATAGTTTGAATTAGAGAACCTTTTGTGATAGAATGAAGCTGCACGTGCGGAAAGGGGTGATGCCCATGCAGGCCACTTCGGCTATCGCAGGCTTCATGCCTAATTTCCTGTGTTCCCGGTAACTGAACGGACAGCGGTGCGGACAGCGCACCCGTTTCTCATACGAAGCCGTTCAACCGCGCCGAGGGGTGCTCGCCTGCACCCGCAACGCGGCGGAAACAAAGTGTGACGAGATACGGCGGGAAGGCGACCCGCCGCATTCTCAACCGCGCGTTTGCCTCACCCTATCACAAAAGGCTCTTGACAGTTCCCTAAAAAGTACTATAATGGAAGCGCCAACAACCAGTAGAGTACTTTTATCAGGACTGCCTATGGTCTTATTATAGTTCCCCTTAGGAAACTTTTCAAGCCATTTTTGTCCCTTTAGAGTACTTTTGTTCCTATGACCAATAGTGGAGGTAGCTTTTTGGGGACTTTGTACGAAACCATTCGCTCTTTGTGTGATAAGAAGGGGATTAAACCCGGAAAAATGTGCTCTGACTTAGGTATGAGTAAGAGCATTATGACGAAACTGCAAGATGACCCTACAAGAACCATAAAATTAGATACCGCAAGAAAGATCGCCGACTATTTCAGCGTAACCCTTGAGGAATTGGACAGCGGTGATTTATCTGAAAGCGACGCAGAAAAAGCGCCTGCTTTCAATGATGAAAGCAAGCGCCCATATGTAGATATGGATACCGCGCGCATCTGGTCGCCGCACCCTGTCGCGATTCTGGCCGCGCAGTATAAGGTCCCAACGGCCACGTTGCAGCAGATCATCGGCTGCGACTTTAACATGGCGGGGAATATCGCACTGGGGCTGGAAGCGCCCACCGACGAGGAGCTGCGCCGCGTCGCCGCTGCGTTCTGCGTGCCCTATGGCGACCTCATGCGCGGTTGGGTTCCCCTGTACGCCAATCGAGACCTTCCTTTTGACAATATTCACCATAGGTCAGATCGCTCCCCTTCACCGGAAGATCGGTGATTTTCGGCATGACGGCCTCGCGCAGCGCATCAAAGGCCGCGTCGTGTTCGCTTTCCGGCAGCGCGGCGATCCGCTCAACCTCTTTTCGCAAAAACTCCTTTTTCTGCGCATCTGACATCGTTAAGTACTCTTGGCGTTGTTTGTCGTTCATCTTTTTATCCTCCGTATGTAAATAGTTCCACTTATCATATACCGCGCCGCGGTTCATTTCACCGCGGGGAATGGTTTTAGGAGGTCTTGCACGTGGGATTGTATACCGACCCAAATTATTTTGAAAAGCAAGCGCACTACCAGCACCGCAAAGTAAAGAAAGTCATTAAGGCGGTGTCCTCTAAGTCAAAGCAGCCTGCCCCTGAAGAGGCGGTATCAGAAGCCTCGACGCAGGTTGATCCGGAATCCGCCTCACGCGATATCCATGATCACCCCGTTGAACCAACAGTTGATGAATTTGACGAATCTCCCGACTTAACGCAAATGACGCAAGAAGAATACGACGCGTTCATGATGGGAATGACCGTCGAGCAATACCGCGTCTATCGTCAAATGGTTTTAGAAAACGAAGCCAAGCGAAACAGGCAGAAGCAGCCAAATAGGAAGCGGCGCTCTCCGGAAGTTGATCTTCTGCTGGCAGCATTGAAACCATTGTGCTTCGCGCTCGTCATCTGCGGGGTCATCTGGATTTCAATCGAAAAAGATGTCCCTTTGAAAGAATCTGACATGAATGACACCCCACCAATAAAGTCAACAACTGAAACAACTGGCGGCGGGGGCGGCAGGCTCGTTCCATTGCAGCCTGTGCCCATTCAAAACGGACAGATTGTCACATATCCGTCTGGCGATCAGGTCGCACCTTTGACAGTACAAACCGCCGGCGGCTCAAATTTCTATATCGTGCTAAACCCAATCGACAGAGAGGCAATATCTAACGGAGCGATGTCTTTCCTCGTGTCGGCAAAAAGTGCCGAAGTAGATGTTCCTCTCGGGACATACGAAATCTATTATGCGTATGGTTCGGACTGGTACGGGAAAGAATATAAGTTTGGTGAAAACACCGAGTACTTCAAATGCAACGAAATGTTTGAATTTACCGCAGATGACGAGATGGTTTACGGTTGGACGCTTACTCTCTATAAAGTATCCAACGGGAATATGAGCACTGATATAGTGCCAAAAGATTCTTTCCCGGATATTTAAGTAAAAGCCCTCGCCGCCTCTGCAACACCGGCGAGGGCTTTTCGGCAGCAGCGGGGAGCGGTCGCCGCTGCTTGTTTTGACCATATCGCGCTTTACCTTACCACTTCAATACCAAGACCTTGCAACACGACGGCATTCGACCGCGTTCGACAGACCCACTTTTGGCACCCCAAAAGTACGAAAACCGGAAAAGTTAAGGTGATATAAATGAACATTCAAGAGCTGTGTAGAATCCGTAAAGAAGAACTGAAACTGACCTATCAGGACATTTCCGACGCTTCCGGCGTGCCGCTGTCCACCGTCCAGAACTTCTTTTCCAAGCTGTCGAAAGCCCCGTCCATTTATACCGTCGCGCCGATCTGCAAGGTGCTCGGCATATCCCTTGATGAAATATTCGGAATTTCCGAACACTTGACGCCGACCGAGGAAACTTTGCAGGCGCGCAATGATGAGTTGGAACGCCATGTTGACGCAAAGGCTGATACCATTGAGATCATGCGGCGCGGCGTCCGTATCCGAAACGGCGTGATTTTAATTCTGTTTATCATGGTGGTGTTGCTGGCTGCATGGGGTTTGTATATCGATATGCACTGCGTCGACTATGGATTTTGGAGGGGCTGACATGGCGAATTGCATCAAATGTAAAGCAGCGCTGCCGGATGGCGCGCTGTTTTGTCCTATATGCGGAAAAAAGCAAGCATCTGTCGACCGAAAAGCCACAAAACGCGGCAACGGGACGGGGACGGTCTATAAGCGCGGCTCTTCATGGGTAGCCGAAATCACCAAAGGCTACCGTGAAGAAGACGGCAAGCTGACCCGCGTGAAAGCGAAAAAATGCGGCTTCCGCACAAAACGAGAAGCCTTAGAATATATCCCCATGCTGCGGACGCAAAAGCCCCGTGAAAAGGATATCACTTGGCGCAAGGCATATGAGCTTTGGTTCCCAACGCATCGCGCCGACAAGTCCACGCTGAATTGCTACGCCGCTGCCGAAAAGTATTTTGCACCGATCGAATTTATGAAGCTGGCCGCGGTCGAGATTGATGACATCCAAGAATGCATTGATGACTGCCCGCGCGCCAAACAGACGAAAAAGAATATGCGCACCGTGTGCAGCCTGATCTACAAGTATGCCGTTCCGCGCGGATATGCCCCTATGAGTATGGCCCCGTATCTCACCGTCACCGGCGAAAACGCCGCGCCGCGCGCGAGCTTTGATGCCGACCAGATCGAGAAGATAAAAGAGGCGTGCGGCGTGATTCCATACGCCGACTATATCTACTGCATGTGTTACCTCGGCTTCCGCCCTACAGAATTTCTCGGCCTGTCGATTGATAACTACGATAAGAAAGAAAAGGTGCTTCGCGCTGGTATCAAGACCGAAGCGGGCAAGAATAGAACCGTCACGATCTCGCCAAAGATTCAGCCCATCATAGACCGGCTGTCAAAAGATAAGATATCCGGCGCGCTATTCTGTAACGAAGAGGGGAAAGCGTTCAGGTATGACTATTTCCGCGACGAGGTTTTCTATCCCACATTAAAGGCAATCGGCATTGACAATCCAATCGAAAACAAGCGGCACAGGTATTCCCCCCATACATGCCGTCATACGTTCGCGACGCTGATGAAAAACATTCAGGCATCGGACAAGGACAAACTTGAGCTGATCGGTCACGCAAGCCCCGAAATGCTGCGGTATTATCAGGATGTCAACCTCACCGACCTTCGAAAAATCACCGATGCGATATAGTTTTTCTGTTACCCCCTCGTTACCCCCATCGAACGATTTCCCGTTGATATTCCGTCGTTTTTCGGTGACTGGGGGTCAAGAGGCCGTGAGTTCAAGTCTCGCCACTCGGACCAAGAAAAACCTCGAAACCGTTGCGGTTCCGAGGTTTTTTATATTTAGACTATTCTGGCAAATTCTCGATTATGCCCAATATTTCTATCTTGTTACCCCCGCAGTTACCCTCGCATAAAAGGCCTCTACCCATTGCGGGCAGAGACCTTTTTGGCTAATAGTACGTCATTTTTTAGGCTCGTTCATCCCTCACGAAACATCCCTTGCATCGTCCGAACCTCGGCCGCTCTCTCGATCTGCTTCCTGTGCAGATAGTCATAGAGACACTTCATGCCCTCGGGCGGCTCGCCGTGCTCCTGCCTGTACTTCTGGATGACGCCAGCGACCTCGGCGTGGAGCATCGTCATGTGCCGCATTTCTTCGCCGGAGAGATCGTAGAATGTCTTCGCGAGAGCAGGATATTCGTCCTTGTATTCGAGGGCGCATTTCGCATACTTCATCGCGTCCACGATTTCCTCGTCGACCATCGCCGACAGTTTTTCAATGAGTTTCATTTTCTTCCTCGCTTTCTGCAGCTTCGACATTATTTATGGCATTAGCAAATAGCAGCAAAATTATCCCGAGCAGCAGAGCATCTGAATCGTCGTTCACAGTTTTTCGACCGTGACCGCAAGGTTGTTGACGACCGATGCCACGCCGTCGAGCGCCAGCGACAGAAGAGAGCCGTCACAGCCGCAGGCGTTACGAATAATAGCCGTAATAGTGAGGTTTGCCACGCCGTTTGCTGCGACCGTCTGAGCTGCCGTAGCGCCGATGATGGCGACGCCGTCCTTCTGTGCGGTCAGGCTGACCGTACCGGCAGCCGTGGGCGCGACTGTCGCGCTGACATTGACAAGGTAATAGCCCTGCCCACACAGTGTAATCGCGTTGCCGTCCTGACGGATGTTGCAGCCATAGCGGCGCGTCGTCGAGCCGACCGGCACGATGCCGCCGACCGCAACGGTGGGATTGCTGACGTTGGTCGTGTAAATTGCAGACTTACTCATATTTTTACCCTCCTAAAAAATTAAAAAGCGGAGCAGCTGTTGCCGCCCCGCTTGCCTCGCCGAAATAGGGCGTCAGATGTTGCCGTTGCCGCAGCCGCAGCCACAGAACGGGGAGTTGCCCGCGCTGTAGGTGTAGCCGCTGGGATAGCGCACGACACCGCACATCTGCTCGCGCAGATAGAGCTGGTTGTTGGCCTGCTCAAGCTGTGCGATGCGGCCTTCGAGCTGGCTCTTTTCGAGCGCTGCGAATTTAGCGTCGATGTTGGCGTTGATGGCGTCAAGGCCGCGCTGCGTGGTGCAGCAGCAGTCTGCCATCTGGCGCTGGATGTCGTTGCCGGTCTGCATGATGGTCATGTTCGTGCCGTTCTGCGCGAGCGCGACTTCCTTGCCCAGCTGGCCGATGCCGCCCTGCATCTCGTAGCCGAGATTGCAGATGCCGTTGCCGATGTTGGTCAGGCGGTCGTTCAGCTGGCCAAACTGCTGGCCGAAAAGGATCTCCTGCTGCGATGCGGCCGTGGCGTACTGGCCAAACTCGCCCTGGCGGTTCCATCCGTTGCCGCCAAAGCCAAACATGAAGAGGAAGAGCACGACAATGAGGAACCAACCGGAGCCCCAGCCGTTCTCATCGTTCGCACCGCGGGTGACCGCGGCGATATCGCTGAGAGACATACCACTATCCATGTGTCAAAACTCCTTCCTGAAAGAATTTTATAAATAAACCGTTGCGCACCGGCTTATTTCAGAAATTGCACGAACTCCTTTGCCGGTTCCTGGAGCTGCTGGAACTGAGCCTGAGACATCTGCCCAGACTGTAAAAGGCGTTCAATCTCCTGCTGCGCTTTCTGAGGCGTCATGCCTCTTGCGAACTTGCGAAATTCTCCCAACATCGCAAGGGGATTATTCGGCCTTGCCGCCCTTTGGCTTCCCATCAAGCTTTCCAGCAACGGATTGTTCATTGACGATTCCCTCCAATCTGGTCAGGCGTTCTTCGATACTCGTGAGGCTTGCTGTGCTCTGTGTAGGCTTTGGCTCGTAAGGCGTCATCAGATACGGCGTTTTCGACTTGTACCCCGCGTCGTCCGTTTTGACGTACCAGCCGATCAACACATCCGACCGCGAGATATCCATCGCGATCAATTCGCTGCGCGGGGCCATCCTGAGAGCATCCACGCCGTTTTCTCCGTTCACGCGGGTAATTTGACCCGCAAAGCCTTGCATCGCTCCTGCGCCGTTCTGTGGGCTTGCAGGGGCATATCCGCCATAGGGGTTATAGCCCATTGGCTGCGGCTGATAAGGATTGCCAAAGTATCCCATGCGCGCACCTCCTTTTGTTGTCTCAATGATAACGAAAAAGAGGCCCCGCAAAGAGCCTGAAAAAGGTCTTTGTAGGGTCTCTTCTTTATGTGTTTTTGATACCGTCCGCGATTTTGCTGTATGCCCGGCGTCGTCGCGTCTTCACGTACTCCGGTGAGACGTGCAGTGTCTCCGCGACTTCGACGCGGCTCTTCCCGCGCACATCGCATTCAATAAGGCAGTACGCCTCATCCTGCGGCAGCTCAAACGATAAGATATACGCCACGGCTCGCTTGGGAGCCATAGAGGATAATCGCGCGCGGATTGACCTGTGCTGACTGTCCATGCCCCGTGTGGGACGTTGCAGAGCGCTTGCGCGTGGCTTTCGCCGTCCGTGCTCCTTCCTGTGCCCAAATCGGACACCGTTATTTTGTCGCTCTCTGGATCATCGTCGCGGCTTCCTGCCGCGTGATAAGCCCCTGCGGGGCGCTGCCATCCGTGATGCCCGTAGCCTTTGCCGCCGCCCAGTCTTTCGCCGCCCACGTGGAGACGGGCTTCGTGCGCAGCTGCGCAAGGTAAGCGTCCATCATCTTGTTAAACGTTGCCTGATCCATGTACTCCTCCATTTCCGGCGGATACTTGCCCGCCAAGATCATGCTCCCTGTGTATCGCATATGGTCGTCCCACTGGAAATGCGGTCGGTCGGGGAATTTCTTCCAGTCGCCGCCCCACGAAAAGCCGACATGCTTGCCGATCTGCCCGCAGCGAGCGAAGAACGACGGATCGTCGTACTCATGCCCCTTGACGTTTTTGCAGATGTCGAACGCCAGCCCAGCTTTGACGCCGTGGAACGTCGGGCGCGTCGCGGTCTTTGCCGCGTAGCCGTTCGCGGCAAGATAACGCTGGTACTCGGCATCCCTGACCGTCTCCGTCACGAGTACGGGAAGCCCCGCCTCCTTGCAGAGGTCGAGGAAGATAACGCAGTTTGCGCGCACGTCCGCCCGCAGGTCGGCGATGTCCCTACTGTGATACATCGCCGTGCTCCTTTTTGTAGTTGGCGCTGGATACGCCGATGAGCGCGCCGATAAACAGTGCCACGGCGCTGATGGTGGTTGTGACCTGCTCTACATACCCCCAGCCCCAAACACCCGCCAGCGCGGCGTAGAGGCCGGAGCAGGCGGGCAGTACGATGAGCACGAGCCACTTGAGCACATCGTACACCTTGTTACTCATTTCAAACTTCATTGTTCTTCTCCTTTCGTTTTCGTCCAACGATAATTTCCACCAGTGTCAGAAGCCCGGTAAAGGCTTCAATGATGCCGCCCGTACCCAGCAGGTACGGGAAGATGTTGTCCCACTGCCACCCCTTGATGCTGTAAAAGATGACCGTGT